TTTATCAATGACTTTTCTGCTGCTTGCTACCTTATTACTCGTCATCATGCAACTAAGTGCATCCGTCTACACCAAAGAGGAACGCAGTGGAAGATCGATCAAAACATCAGACCAAGAGCAGTCTCCGAAGACCTAATATTAGATAGTGGTAAGACATATGCTACACCCTTGTTCAATTACAGGATGGACTTGGGTTCTAATATACATGAAGAACACCTTGACATTTTTCACAAAGGAAGCAATAATGCATTAAAGGAGTTCTGGGAATACCAAGCAGTGGATCATACCATTGATCAAATCATGGAACTTGATGAGTACGTTGGTAGAGTTCCGCCATCAGTATACCTAAATCAATTGAAAGAACAATGAACACATCTATTACACCACTTGAGAGTGACGAGTACGATCCTATTGTCAAGGTGCCACAACCAGTATTCACAGAGATGAAAGACTATGGTGCCATAGGAGTCTTTGATAACTTTGTCAAACCAGAATTTTGTGACTCACTCATAGATCTTTTTGAGTTCTGGTACACTAAAAAGTATTTCAAGAACATACCATCAACGCATGATGTGACTAAGATAGGTGACGATACATTTACGTTAGATCATTTCAATGATGGTAAGACTCAATTTCCACAGGGTGGTATGGGTAGAAAAGATCATCAACTATACCTAGAGATATGTGATCAGACTATGACTATGCAAGTCAACCAGTCTGTGGGTATGGCATTTGAAATGTATGTAAAGAAGTACTCAGGTTTAGTAGATGCATCTGACCCTGTATCATCATGGACATGTAAGTTACAACGAACAGATCCTGGTGGTGGGTATCATGTATGGCATTGTGAGAATGGTAATTTCTTATACAGAGATAGAGTCCTAACATGGATGATATATCTAAATGATATTCCTTTAGAGAATGGTGGAGCAACAGATTTCTATCATCAAGAGATATCTTTCCAACCAAAGAAAGGTACAGTAGTATTGTGGCCAGCAGCATATACTCACATGCATCGTGGTGCATTTCTAACAGGTGAAATGTCAAAATATATTGCAACAGGTTGGTTCATAAGAGAACCTGGTAACGTAACAGAGAAGACACTGAGTCAAGCAGCACAGCAAAAATGATATTCTATACGTGCATTACGAACGGTTATGATACCGTTCCTGACGTATATTATGATAAAGATTGTCAGTATATTTGTTTCCATGATGGATCCATAGAGACTACTAAACCACTATGGAAATATATCAAGATAGATGTAGAAGAAGAGTGCCCAGTTAGAAGATCATATCATCCTAAACATTGTCCTCATTTATATTTTGATGAGGGTGAGTATGTTGTATGGGTTGACGCTGCATATAATATCACACAAGAACTTGTAGAGTTCTCTAAAAAATATGAAGGTGACTTTATGTTACCAACACATCCTGATAAGAGATCATTGACTGCTGAGTTTAATAAACTACATGCTTATGGATTCTCTACCAAAGATGAGATCATAGACATGGCACGTCTCATGCAGAGTAGAGGATATGATCCTAAAGACTACGATCAAACTATAAACTGTGTGATATGGAGGAGACTTACACCAGAGGTTATTGAATGGGGTAAGGTATGGAGAGAATGGTATATGGGTGGAGTGAATAGAGATCAAGTCTCTAGTTCAATGGCAGAGTATCTTGTAGTCAAGGCAGATAGAAACCCTACACCCATGGTGGATCTATCAAAACCAAATAGAATCAAACCATACAATCATTCATTTTGTATAGACAAACCAACTAATAGATCTATTGTAGACTTACAGACAGAGTTGAATGAGATTTTCAACTTCAAAGATATAGCAAGTATCATGATAAAATCTACAACAGATTCATTACCGTTTGAATTTGGATCTGATATTGATACACAACTAATAGTATTCACATGTATTACTAATAACTATGATGTATTCCCTAAGGAATCATACTACGATCCTAATGTAAAGTATGTCTGCTTCCATGATGGCACTATTGATACTACAGTAAAACCATGGATATATGTTGAATTAGATTTAGATATAGAAGATCCAAGAGACTTTGCATTCTATGTCAAAGCAAATGCACATGAGTTCTTTCCAGAAAATTCTTACACAGTATGGATAGATGGTTGTTTTGTATTGACTGAAGATTTCATTACCAATAGTATGAAATCATTTCCATTCTCTACACTAAAACATGGAGGTAAATTCTCTTTACTTGATGAGATTATAGAAGGATATACATGTGCATTCTTCTCAGAGGAAACTCTCATGAATTTTATAAATGATTTGAATACTAATGGATATAATTTTAATTACTATTCCAGTCCACAATGCACAATAGTGTGGAGAAAATTGACGGAAGATATAAAAACATTCAATGAGAGGTGGTACATGTGGGGTAATAAAAAATACAATCGTGACAACATACCATTTGATGCTGCCATACAGGACACTGGAATAGAACCACTCTTCTATGGTGATAGAAATCGATCTGGTATCAAATTAGGATTCTTCAATAAGATAGGAAGGAGAGGTAAACATCCACAACATGGTGACAAGAAACAATACCTTAGACTACAAGAATTATTGTTAAAGTTATACAAGATTACTGGACTGAACTATAAAATACATGCTAGGTATAAACACCATGATTTTTACATGAAATATTTTAATATTATATGAAATATTATACTGCGATTACTAATTCTTATTTTCAATTACCACCCAATAAAAGTGGTGAGCATTTTATATGTTATCACGATGGCACTGTAGAAGAGCAAGAAGGTTGGGAACTAAGATACATTCCATATCAACATGATGATCCAGTAAGACTATCACGTTATCCAAAAATTTTATGTCCCATAGATGGCAAGAGTGTTTACATTGACGCATCTAAATTACATACAATAAATGATAAATTTTTTGAAGTGAGTGAGTACATACTCAATAAACATAATTTTTTTCTCATGCAACATCCTCACAAGTATTCATACTTAGAAGAATGTGCTGAGTATATTCATAGAGGTTTTGTAAATTCATTTGAGATAATAAATTTTACGAAGGAGGTGAAGCAAGAGACTGAGTTTGATTTTTCTAAATTCTTTTCACCGTTAGGCACAGTTCTATGGAGAAACTCTACTCATTGGTTGCCTAACATGTTATGGTGGAAGTGGTATATGAGATGTGGAAGAAGGGATCAAGTATCTTTATCAGTAGCATTACAAACATCAGGAGTTGAATATGGGTGGGCACCTTGTAGAACTCATGTTGATAAATGGTCTGATGCAAACCCTACAGATGGTGTATGGTGGAAGAATATAGGTGGTAGATATGGTGGAAAAGTTATTGACCCTACTGATACTGTGGAAAAATTATCAAAGATAACTAATCTTAGTATGAAGATGAGATACCGTGCTGCTATTATCAAAGAGACTGGACAATGGTTGTTTGGTGATAGGTCAGGTTATTGGAAAAGAAATGATCCTAAGTTGAAGGTGGTAAATGGATTCTAGGATAGTAATATACAGTTGCATAACGAATGGGTATGATGAGATACCTGATGAGCATTACTATGATCCTGATATCAAGTATGTTATGTTCACTGACAATACTGTAAAGAGGAAAGGACCTTGGGAGTTTAGAGAGATACCATGTGATCACCCATGTCATAGGAGAAGGTCAGCATATGTTAAGATCAATCCTCATAAAGTATTTCCTTATGGTACTAAGACTGTATGGTTAGATGGTTGCTATGTAATGACACCTGAGTATGTCAAAAAGTGTAAGGAATATCTGAGTGAGCATAGGTTCACTATCATGAGACACTGTGAAAAATTCAATTACTATGAGGAGATACTAGAAAGTTTCCTACCATCTATGTGCACCTTTGATGAGGCGATAGAGATATCAAAAACTATAAAAGACGTAGGATATAATTTCAAAGAGTATTGCAGTCCCGTATTGGCATCTATATGGAGAGTATTAGATCAAGACATGTATAATTTTGGTGATTTGTGGTGGAAGTATTCATTGATTGGCACTAATAGAGATCAGATATCATTCGACACAGCAAGACAGTTGAATCAGACTGAACTGAATATTATTGAGGATGGATGGATAAGAAAGGAATTCTACATTGATGAAAATAATATGAAAAGAACCAATCATTATCCTGGTTCATGTGGAATACTATTTGGTAGTAAAGGAAAGAAGTATAGAAAGAAACTTCATCCACAGAATGGACATAGACAACAATGGAGACAGAAGAAGGAGTTACTCAATGCCTTACGCCCTATAACTGGGTTGCATCCAATCATTGCTCGCTTCAACTTCAATGAGTTTGTGGATAGAAATGTACTTCAACCCAAATTACCAATACAGAGTTGACATACCCGTAACATTTTGTTATAATAAATAACACAGGTGATGATTTCCTCACCATCTTGCTCCCCTCAAACCAAGACCTATAGGGAGAATAAATCAAGTCTTTTTATACCCTTCATATACCCGCACTCATTTTCAAATGACAACTATTACACGTAAGCGTGGTGGTTTGCTATCTGGATGGGACGAGTTTTGTGAGTGGGTAACCTCCACTGACAATCGCTTGTACGTTGGTTGGTTTGGTGTCTTAATGATCCCATGTCTTCTAACTGCTGCTGCTTGTTTCATCGTAGCATTCATCGCTGCACCTCCTGTCGACATCGACGGAATCAGAGAACCAGTTGCTGGATCTCTACTCTTTGGTAACAACATCATCTCTGGTGCTGTCGTTCCATCATCCAACGCTATTGGATTACACTTCTACCCTATATGGGAAGCTGCTACTCTAGATGAGTGGTTGTATAACGGTGGTCCTTATCAGTTGGTAATCTTCCACTTCCTAATTGGTATCTCTGCATACATGGGAAGACAGTGGGAACTATCATATCGTTTAGGTATGAGACCATGGATCTGCGTAGCATACTCAGCTCCTGTATCTGCTGCTTTCGCTGTGTTCCTTGTATACCCATTCGGTCAGGGTTCATTCTCAGACGGTATGCCTTTAGGTATTAGTGGTACATTCAACTTCATGTTTGTATTCCAAGCAGAACATAACATTCTTATGCATCCTTTCCACATGGCAGGAGTAGCAGGAATGTTTGGAGGAGCACTCTTCTCTGCTATGCATGGTTCACTCGTAACTTCATCTTTGATTAGAGAGACTTCTGGTCTTACATCACAGAACTATGGTTACAAGTTCGGACAAGAAGAAGAGACATACAACATCGTTGCTGCACACGGTTACTTCGGAAGACTCATATTCCAATATGCTTCTTTCAATAACTCAAGAAGTTTACACTTCTTCCTAGCAGTATTCCCTGTAGTATGTGTATGGTTGACCTCTATGGGAATCTGTACAATGGCATTCAACCTCAACGGTTTCAACTTTAACCAGTCTGTAGTTGATGCTAACGGAAAGATTGTTCCTACATGGGGAGATGTTCTAAACAGAGCTAACCTAGGTATGGAAGTAATGCATGAAAGAAATGCACACAACTTCCCACTAGACTTAGCATGTGCAGAGTCTTCAACTGTTGCTCTTTCAGCACCCGCTATCGGATAAATATCTCTGTTCGAGATGGATCAGACCTCTGCATTGCAGGGGTCTTTTTTTATGCTAATATATCTCTATGAAAAAAATAATCAATGCAATCACTCACCCATTGACTGTATGTAATTTTATACTGGTGGGTTCTCTTGTCCTTATACAGACAGTTCATACTCATGCTCACTATAAAATGGAGATTGATGTTCATGGATATTGTGCAAATGCTAACTTTAAGGATGAAACACTTGACACGGAAGAAGACTGGTAGTATTATAAATATTGATGAGTGACTGATCATTGCTCATGGAAGTGGCAGAATAACCCTGTTGGAATTTGGCGGGGTAATGCATCAAGTTAGAGGTGGTACTCGCCCTCCCTAAAGGAGGTGAACCTTTACCAGAGGAACTTGAGTTGAACAGTACAAATTTTCGCTCTAGCGATTCCCTGTTCATGTCGGTACGAAAGTAATCCTTCCTTCCCCTTTTCGTTATAACATAGGAAGACCCTTCTGGGTCTTCTCTCCTTTTGTTATTGCTTCGATATGTTAGACCTCTTTACAGGGGTCTTTTTTTATGCTAAATTATCATGATGACACTAACTACCGAACAACTCCTTCGCATATACATGAAGGCAAGAGTAAAGAAGGATCCTTATCCTCCTGTCCGTAGGCACTACAACGTAGCGACTTACGGATGAAAGAGTTTTGGAAGGTCTGGAAGTATGCTTTAGGTTCTTTCAATGATGAGACAACAAAGAAGTATGACAACTGGATCTGTATTATCAGAACCCTTATCATGGTTCAACTTGTAATCACCAACTGTTTTATTGTTGGTGGTAATATCAGGCACTGGAATGATCATCACATTCCTCCATCTTATGATAAATCTTATAAATAAGTGTATAAACACACAGATAACAGATGCCTATAGCAAGAAACGCAGAGTTTGATAGCTCTGTTAGCAACACACTTAAAGAAAAAGACGGTGTACTTTCCGATGCTGCTGATGCTACTGCTCTTGATACATCAGGGTCTAATCCACAGTGGAGATTTAGAGAGAGAATTCTAAAAAAGATTGATAGAACTGCATTTGATGAGAGGATCGACTACTGGAGAAAGCAGGAGTTAGCGAAGAAAGCAGTCCTAGCAGACAGAGATTACATGGAGAAGCAGAAGACCATCAATGGTTCTTATCCATCGAGCTAAGATAATAAAACTTTGTTATGATATTATGGACGGAACAGTTTGTCCTGACGGATACTACTGTCAAAAATTTGAAGAACAGATACAGAAACCCCTACTTTTTGAAGGGTGATTCTGTTTGGGGTCAACATTACACAGGTTACCATAGGAATCCTAACAACACTGCTAACACAGTGGATGGTAACTTTGTAGATAAAGAACTACTTCAGATCTACATACCAAAACTGAAGGAAGTTCTACAAAAAATTGGATTGTATAATAGTGAATCTATATTCAGTTACGACAGCATTTGGGGTCAACTATATACAAGGGAACTCAGTGCGGTTATTGATGTTCATAATCATTATAAACATCCTAGTCAACTGGTTTCTTGGGTGCATTTCGTTGACGTTCCAAAACAAAAGTGCTTCTACTTTATGTTAGGAGATCAGAAAGTATATCCCGAAACACAGAGAACAAATGATATAATATTTTATCCATCCTATGCACCACATGGTGTTGATAAGATGGAAGAAGGCAATGACAGGTTTGTTGTTGCAGGAAACATAGTACAGATGAGTAAACGTTTCGAGCGTAAATTCATTGACCCAAAAATACTGAAAGATTTATGAAAGCAGTTCTATGGTCTAGAGATAATTGTCAGTGGTGTGAGAGAGTCAAGCAACTCTTTGCTGCTACTAATATAAGCGTGACTGAATACAAACTGGATAGAGACTTTACTAGACACCAGTTTTATGAGGAGTTTGAGGAGGGTGCTACCTTCCCACAAGTTCAAATTGACAACAAACACATAGGCGGATGCAAGGACACACTACATCATCTCCAAGATCTAAAGATGATTTGAACAAAGGTTCTGTTTTTCTTCTCACAAGGAATAGAAAAAGAAAACCTGTATTTTCTGTGCTATTATGGGGTATAAGAATCTCCCTACATATACACAGGGAGACATAAACAAATGGATCTAAACATTACAGCAGTTATCATTGCCCTCAGTGTGACTGTGCTCCTCCTAGCGATAGGAGTATCTCTTGTGATTGGTTACTTGTTACGTGCATATATACATGACGTGACACCTCAGTACACTCATCCTGAGATGTTTGACGAGAATGGTAACCCCATTGCTGATGAATTGATCGCCTTTCGATTTGAGAATGGCAAACCCGAACTAGATGATCTTGAAGACTAATTATGGCAAAACTACCACCTAATCCTCTTGTTTCTGAGATACTCAGAGCAGCTCATGGTGCTAAAACTGTTGAGAAAAAAGTAGAAGTACTTACAAAGTACAAGAGAGATGATGTAAAAGCATGTTTGATTTGGAACTTTGATAAAGCAATCAGAAGTGCTATTCCTGAGGGAGATGTCCCTTACAAACCAAATGATGCTCCCATAGGAGTTGATGGAGGACATACACGTTTGATTCATGAGTGGAGATCACTCTACAATTTTATAAGAGGTGGTAACAATAGACTATCTCAGATGAAACGTGAGACAATGCTAGTCCAGATGTTAGAGTCATTACATAAGGACGAGGCAGAAGTATTAGTTCTAGTGAAAGATAAAGAACTACAAAGCAAGTATCGTATCACTAGAAACGTAGTAGAGAAAGCATATCCGGAGATAGTTTGGAAGGATAGGTGAAGTTCCTAATTGATCTGACAGATCATTGCAACTCCAAGTGTCCTTTATGTGCTAGACATAAGACCTCATACAATGATGAGGTAGCGGTCTTGAAACCAGACCCATCTATGAATCGCTCTTCCATATCACTCGCTGATTGGAAGAGATGGTTTCCTATTGAGACTCTTAGAAAGACAGAACTGATATATTTTCAAGGATCATTCGGTGAACCCTCATTGAATGAGGATTTGTTAGACATATATTCTTACACTCTCAACGCTAACAGTAGTATAGTCTTCCAGATGAGTACCAATGGTGGTACACGAGACCAAGAGTTCTGGGGTAGACTAGGTGCTCTCATGGCATCATCACACAGAGATAGTTTTCTTATCTTTTCCATAGATGGTTTGTCAGATACTCTACAACAGTACAGAGTAGGTGTAGATTATAATAAAGTTATAGACAGTGCTAGAGCATTTATAAAGGCAGGAGGTCCTGCTGTCTGGAGGATGCTAGTATTCAAACACAACCAACATCAAATCAAACGATGTAGAAATCTTAGTAGACTGATGGGGTTCAAAGACTTCAGACATACTAATGTAAACGATCTATATGATGCTAGTGGTAAGGGAGATGGTACATTTACATATGAATACAGGGGAGTGGTACATAAACTAGAGGGTGTTGATGGTCATGTGTTCCAGCAGCCACCCGCAGCAGAGGATACAGAGATTGATTGTAGGTATGGTCATGGTATCAAGAGTCCTGGTCAACTTAGGATAGACAGTCGTGGTATTGTTCATGCTTGCTGCTTCCACCAGAGTAGACTACGCTTTTTCTATCCTGACTACTATGTTCATGGCGATATAGATTCCCCTGCTATCTACAGGGACATAAACAATCCTAACAAAGGAGTTGGTGCTGAGTATATGCAGAAAGTATTTTACGATAGTATGATTCCACTCATAGAAAATCAGGGTGGGTTGAAATCTTTATCTTTAAAACATAATTCACTTGAGGATATATTGAACACGCCATTATTCCAGTGTACACTTGTAGAGTCATGGAATAAGAGACCTCATATTTGTTCAGATTATTGTGGTGTGAAAAGAAAAAATGTAACAACCGATACTAAATTACTTGACTAAATAATTTCGTCATGGTATCATGACATTACGTTCATCACCTTCGGGTGACGCAAGTAAGCCGACACGGAACGGGTTCGTTCATCCCATGATACTACACTTGTTACTTTATGCTTCTCTTGAATGTTCTCAAGCATCTGTTCTAATTGATCAGATAATTAAGGACAACTTGTTGAGCGAGTACGAGAAAACGGAATTGATTCTTTATGTAAGAGAAGCAACTCCTAGTTGTTGGGACGCAAATGCCGACTGAAGGAACGGTCTAAACAACCTCATCCTACAGGAGAAAACCGATGGCAACAGTCACATACCGTGGTGTCGAGTACGACACCGAAGAGTACAACGCAAGAGTAATTGCGGAAGCAGACAAGCAAAGAAATCATGATCTAATGTATCGTGGTATCAAAGTAGAACGTAGGTTCGCTTCAAAAAGTTAACTTTACTGCTTGTCTATTGGGAGGGTCTTGCACCCTCCTTTTTTTATGCTATAATTTTGTCATGGATAGAGACAAACTGAAAATTATAGTCTCCGACTTGGAGATGCTACTATCTGCACTCAAGGCAGAGGTATGGAGTGACGAACAGTCCTATAAATACGATGACCTAGATCCAGTTGAAGTGGATTATGGTGATCAAATAGAGGACATATGAACGTCAAATTAGTAAGCATCACT